TGGCTGCTGCTATTGTAGCCGCAACGTATAAGCTGTATGAATTCCATCAGGAAGAGAAGAGAGAGGCAGAAAACGCACAGTATGTCAACGTAAACGGTAAAGATTACTACTACAGCGAAAAAGACAACACGATGATCCGTGTAAAAGAAAATGGAACACGGATGAATGTTTATAGTCAAAAGGAAAATGATGAAGCCAAAGCGGCATGGGATAGGAAGTATGCTGCTGCTAACAAGAACTCTAAAAAACTTCACGAAAAATATGGTGACGGAACCAACATTGACAAGGGAGCCATAAATTCACAAATTGAGGCGTTAAAAGCCGCTTTTGAGTCGGGAACATCTGCAACAAAAGATAATACAAAAGCGATTAAAGAAGCGAAAACGTATCAAGTAGAAGCGCCAATTGGTCAAGAGGTTGTAAACATAGCGTCGAGGCATCCTGAAGGGGAACAATGGATGTCACCGCTTGTCGAAGATGCCCGCGTGCAATGCGCCGCTTTTGTTTCTGCGTTGTATCAGGAAGCAGGCATACAGGGGCTGAACTCAATTAACGGGAATCAGCTTGTAAATCAGTTCGGCACGGCCTATCACACAGCGGGAACGGGATACGTACCGCAGGAAGGCGACATGATAGATTGGAAAGATCATGTCGGAATTTATGCCGGAAACGGTGAATATATAGCGAGAAACTCGACCGGCGGAGTGCATCGCGGCAGTATGTCGGAAGCAAATCAATGGTTCGGTAATCCGCTTGGCTACGGATCGATAGGTGAATACACCGGGGGAAAAACAGTAACACTCACAACTGATGAAATCGGTAAAAAAGCCAATGAGGCATTGAAACGGTTAAATCAGGCTAAAGAAGAGGCAATCCGGCTGTTTTCGACGATGCAGGAATCTATAGACAGTGAAACCGAAGGCGCATACATGTCCGGTATGAACAAACTGGCTGAAGACATCAGACAGAAACAGGAAGAGATCAACAAACTATCTAATGCCGGTATTCCGAAAGACGCGGTAGAACAACTGCAAAAACAGCTCAGTACATATGGAACGGTCATGAAACAGAAGCTGACCAACACGTGGACAGAAAGCTGGAACAAAATCAAGACCGAAACGAAGCAAATAGGTGCAGAGCTCACCGGGGACTTTAAGGCACTTGCCGATGCTGAATATGAAGCTACAGTTAATGCGCTCAACAAAGAGAGAACGGAACGCCTAAAAGAAGTTTCTAAAAACAAAGAAGACAAGGAAGCGATGGTAGCTGTCGAAGAATGGTATACTGCTAAGACCGCCGAAGCCGCAAAGAAACGTACAGATGCATATAGAGAGTCGTTTGAAAAACAGGCAAAATACGCAATAGATAACCATCGTTCAGATCTGCTTAGGGCATTAACGAGCAGCCGAGACGGACAAGATTATATGAATTGGAAAGGGCAGACAGAAGCCCTCGAAACGTATCTGAGCATCTGGAAGACCGGGCATGAGTCAATGCAGTCGCAGATTGCAGAACTTGCGGAGAGCTCAACTGATAAATTCCAGGAATTTTTCCAAAGCATTTTGACAGGATCAGAAACACTTGGAGACTCGCTGTATAATCTCATCACAGGAATCGGAGAAACAATATTACAGCAGATTACGCAACAGTGGGCGGGACGGTTGACAGAATCTATATTTGGTGGCAGCCTGCTCGGTGGAGGAAATAATAACAACAGTAACGGCGGAACATACGACAATGGTATGAATACGATGTTTGACGCGTTCAAAAACAACCTAAGCGCGTCTAATGTAGCGTTAGGGCTTTTTTCCGGCAGCACACAAAAAGGCGGAATGGTCATGGGTGCATACAACGTCATCCAAAACGCTATTAATACAGGCACAAAACCCGCGGAAATCGGAGCAAATACTAATGCTACCGGAGCATTGACGGCGTTTACGACAGCAGTTGGATCAGCGACCACGGCATTGCAGCTTATGTCTGCAAAGTCAAGCTCTGGTTTAGGTATATTGGGACTTGCGACCGGCGGACCAATTAGCGGTCCGGGGACGGCTACATCAGACAGCATTCCAGCTTGGTTGTCTAATGGTGAGTACGTTCTCAATGCTGACGCTGTCCGAAAAGTAGGATTACCGCTGCTTAATGCAATCAATTCAGGACGTATGCCGCGTTTTGCCAAAGGCGGAGCGGTAAAGACTGCAGACATCCGGAATACAGAGTCAACAACGATTACGAAAGGCGGAAACAGATCAGTACATTTGGATATCAATACTCTTGATGCTGCATCGTTTGCTGATTTTTTGCGTAACGGCGCCGTAGACGAAATTCGGAAAGCATTTTTTGAAGAAGATTTGAATTTTGCTGGAAATAGCGGGGTGTTCTGATGATACTTAGGAAATTCCCAGAGGATCTTAACGGATTAGCCTGGGAAAGTATAAAATCAATGGATTGGAATACAAAAGTACAAAAATCGGGAAGCGGTAAAGTACGTACGCTTACAACACAGCTATTGCCGAACTGGACGATAGAAACGAAATTTCAGATATTGACCGATGAACAATATAGAAAGCTATTGGGATTTGTAGCGCTGTTAAAAGGCGCGCATATCCCTTTTTTATGGCTTGATCCGGAAGACTATGAAGAAAAAGGAATACAGCTGCCGTTGATCACGGACGGAGCCTATCAAGCCGTTATGAAAATGGGCGACTATGTAGAACCTGTCGAGTATATCGAAAAAGTGACGGTATACGTAGACGGCGTGAAACAAGCAAGCAGCGCATATACAGTTACCGGCGGGACGGTGAAATTCAAAACTGCACCAGTAAGTACGGCAAAAGTTACAGCGGACTATACATACTATTGGAAAGTTATGTTTGCAGATGACGGAATAGATATTGAACGGCAGTATCTTAACATCAACAAGTCTAAAACTTTTAAGCTGGAGGTAGTCCGATGAAAACAGTGAATAAATCTCTGGAGACCTATCTTGAGACAGAAAAGAAGATTACTTCTTGCGATCTATACGAGCTTGTCTTAGATAATGATAACAAGTACTACTACGCCGATACCGATATAGACATATCGTTTAACGGGCATACGTACTTACATAACGCGCTGTTGATTAAGCGGCAGCAAGTCAAAATTCATGATCGTGTTGTAGTCGATACAATGACCGTCACCGTGCAGGCGGATAGTAATGACAAACTGGAAGGACTGCCGTTCTTGCAGGCGGCGCACAGCGGAGTACTTGACAGAGCTAAATTATATCTTCGGAGATGCTTCTTCCGCAATCAGTCGGTTGTCGGTGCTATCGACCTATTCGGCGGAAACGTCGAGGTCAAATCCGCAGGCGGCATCAAAATTGAACTGTCTGTCAAAGCAGAAACGCAGGGGCTCAATATGGAGTTTCCGGTCCGTCGATACTATCCGCAGGGAAGTTATACAACGAACGAAGACGGCGTTATCTACAGCAAAGAAACGGACGCCGCGACGCTGATTGCGCCGTTTGTACCGAGAAGAGAGGTACTCTTATGACAGACGGGGAAAAGATAGCAAAAGCAGCTGCAGAATGGCTGGGCACGCCGCACATCAATGGGGCGAAGGTAAAAGGCCGCGGAGTAGACTGCGGCATGCTCCTGATGGGCTGCGTAGAAGATGCGGGACTGTTAAAAAAAGACAGTATCTCGATCGAACCATATTCTAACGAATGGCATCTGCACCACAGCGAAGAATGGTTCTTGAGCTACGTGCAGAAGTATTGTGATGAAGTAGAGACAATGCAGCCCGGGGATTTTCTGTTGTATCAGTTCGGACGGTGTATTTCCCACGGCGCCGTTTATGTCGGCAAAGGACGGGTTATTCACGCTTACATCGACCGCGGCGTGGTCATGACGGATCTTTCTGATGTGATGTTCTATGACGCGAAGGGCAGAAGCCGATTGCGTGGAATTTATCGGTTTAACAGAAAGAAGGTGAGACGATGAGCTTTTTTCGCGGAAGGACAACGACAACGCGGGCAAATAAGATAAGTGAATTTACAGTCAACACCGCAGAATACGGAGCCGTTGTACCGGAAATCATCGGTACAGTGCGAACTGCAGGGAACGTAATCTACTATGACGATTTCACAGCCCACGAACACCGAGAAACGCACAAAGCAGGGAAAGGCGGCAGGTCTAAGCAGGTCAGCATTACATATACCTACACGGTAGCGGTCATTTTGGGACTTTGCGAAGGTCCTATTTCTGGAATCGGCAAAGTCTGGATTGGTAAAAATGTACATAACTATCCGGCAGACGACATTCAGTTGACGCTGTTCGATGGAAAAGAAAATCAGCAGCCCTGGGCATACACGCAGGGCAAGCACCCGGATAAAGCATTACCGTATTCGGGGCTTGCCTACATGGCAGGAGTCATCGATTTAGGTGATTCGGGATCTATGCCGTCGTACAATTTTGAGGTCAAAGGCAGGCTATTAGAGACCGGAGATGGTGTCGATGTCAATCCGGCAGACTATATCAGATACGTACTTGACAAAATCGGCAAAAAAGACATGCAAATTATCGGGCTGGACAACTACCGGAAGTACTGTAAAGAGGCCGACCTTTTAATTTCCTCACCGCCTGATGAGAACGCGAAAGCCGCTCGGGAAGTCGTGAATGAAATCGCAAAATTGACCAATGCGTATGTGTTTTGGAGCAATGACAAGCTAAAAATTGTACCACTGGCCGATAGACCGGTAGGCAGCTGGGCACCGGATAAAACAGGCATTACAGACCTGACGGCGGATGATTTCCTGCCGCAGTCCGGCGGAGCTCTTGTAACGTACAAGAGAAAAGACAGCTCCGCGATATATAATCAATTCCCTGTTGAGTTTATCAACCGCGCGAACGGCTACGAAAAAGAATCCGTCAGCTACGAATTTACCGAAGATATCAAGAACTACGGCGTAAGAGCCGCAAGCGTAACGAACGCTCATTATATTTACACAAAAGAGCGGGCGGTTAAAATTGCTGAACAGTTGGCAAGAAACAATAAGTACGAGAGAACGCAATACACATTTAAACTCGACTGGAGCCTGTGCCGCTTAGAAGTCGGCGACTTGGTAAGATTGACGGATGAAAATTCGGGTATCTTTGAACAGGTCGCGGTCATTAACGGCATTACCGAAGGCACTGATGGATGCTTAACCGTAACCGCGATATCAAGAGCGCCGGGAGACTACCCCGCGGCAAAATACAACGTACATGCTAACGATAGGCCTTACATTGATTACAACAAAACCGCACCCGACACTGTGCCGATTATTTTCCAGCCGCCTGCAGATTTAACATCTGACGGTTTAGAGCTGTGGATAGCCGCAAAAGGCAAAGCTGATGGCTGGGGCGGATGTACTGTGTACGTCTCCGACGATAACACGAACTACCGGACGGTCGGGCAAATTGCAGGCTCTGCGCGGTGCGGTAAATTAACACATCCATTGTCACCGATGCCGAATCATCCGTCCGGCAATCAAGTAATGGTAACCTGTAACGATCAGCTGCTTAGCGGTACAGCGCAGGACGCAGAACGTAAAAATACATTATGCTGGGTTGACGGCGAGTGCATGAGTTACATCAACGCTAATCTGCAGTCAAACGGTGCGTGGTTACTATCGGGGTTATACCGCGGCCAGTGTAATACAGCTGTCAGAACGCACGCTAAAGATACAGATTTTGTCAGACTCGACAATTCGGTATTTAAAGTGCCGTTCGCAAAAGATGACATCGGCAAGAAGATTTACCTGAAATTCTGTTCGTACAACATCTTCGGGGCTGGTAATCAGGATCTGTCAGAAGTTAAAGCTTATGAGTACACATTGGCTCCGTACTATATCCCGCCTGTTGCGAGCATCACCGCGTATAACAGGTATAGACAGCTTGCGGACGGCGTATCCCGTTATGATATCGTCGTAAACTGGACGCCGCCCGAACTTCAGAGCTACCTGCAGGGTGACGTATGGTACAAGACAAGTAACGCACAGGCAAAAGCTCTCGTTATCAAAGAGGGCACCAAAGGCTCTGAACTTGGATTCGATGGCGAGTGGACATTCGGCGGAAGCGGAAAAGACCAGGTCGTTATACCGCAGGCCATCGTTGGAGATACCTACTTAATCGCAGTCTGTACAAAAGACGAATGGGGCGAAACGACAAGTCCGGACACATCTCCGCAGCTGAAGATCCTTGTTGCGCTTAAAACAGAAATACCGAATACGCCCGATGGATTCGGAATAGATTTCGGCACAGTTTGCACTGCAAGCTGGAAAGAAGTTACAAATACCGACGTTACGTTTTACGAAGTCCGGACAGATGATAATGCCGGCGCTGAAACATCGGGATTGTTAGTCAGAACGAATAACCTATCTGCAATACTACCATTGACAGAACGGAGCGGAACGTTGTATCTATACGCAAAATCGGCAATCGGCAAATACTCCGCCCCGGCGATACTGCAGTATAACAAGCCGGTACCGAAGAAACCGAATCCGCCCGTACTCACGAGTACAATCGGCGGTTTCGGACTAACAGCTGAAGCGATTCCGAAAGGCTGCGCAGGGATGAACATTTATATCAGCGGCACTGACGGGCAGAAGACAATCAAGACAGAAAACAACAGCTACAGCCACACTTGCGGAGCTGGTATCTATGACGTGTCTATTGCGTACTATGACCTATTCGGAGAGGGCGAAAAATCCGGAGAAAGCCGTGTCGTTGTCAAAGTATCTATCTCAAAGGATATGATTGATGACGAGGCGGTCAGCCTTGCGAAAGTAGACGCGTTAGTTAAGCAAAAGCTCAACGACGGCGCTATTGCAAAGCAAGACGTAACGACAATTGTCTCTAACCTCGGAAATCTCATGCTTGCAAAAGCCAATTATAGTGCCATAGCACAGATGACAGACGCCATCAATCTAAGGGTGCAAAAAGGCGATGTCATCAATCAGATTAACGTGTCGCCGACCACGACGACAATAGACGGAAAGTATCTGCACATCAAGAGCACTACGGTTATAGATAACAATGTTATTGTCTCAAGAATGCTTGCTGCAAAAGCGGTTACTGCTGATAAGCTGGCGGTTACATCGTTATCTGCAATCACAGCAAATATCGGACTGCTAAGAACGAAAACAAGCGGAGCACGACTGGAAATTAAAGATAATTTGATTGAAGCATACGGCTCCGATAATAAGCGATATGTGCGAATGGGGGTGTGGTGATGGCGCACGGATTACAAGTTTTTAATAGTAACGGTGATGTTATTGCTGATTTAACAAAACGTTTTGCAAAAATCATAGAAAAAAGAACAGTAACAGGCACGGGAGAAATCAATGTAGCCGACTACGGAGCACCAAATAATAGATTTTGGTATTTTATCGTCTCTCCGTCAACGAGTGATACCGAAGAGATATTACCGCTGCTACGAATAACAGATGGCGGCCGAAAAATAATCTGGAAAGACATAGGAGAACCATTGACTTTTTATTTTGGAGTCTACTAATATGAAATTTTTTGAAATATTAAATACTGACGGAGCCATTGTTATTGATAACAATTTTAAAAACATAGAATTGTTAGACCATTTCCACTTATCGGATTGTACGTTTCACCCAAACCACCTTTCTCAAAATCATGGTTCGTATTCTTTATTGCGTAGCAACCCTAAAGCCACCTTGGTCGGAATTAGCTTGAATGGATTGAACGGTGTAAATCGTTTTGGATTTTCCGCTAACATCGGCGGGGTAGAATTTTATGACAATCACAGCGGAATGGGAAACCATGGCATATTACCGGTAAAACGAGACGATATTGCAAATACGGCACACGTCTACTTGTTTGGGTTCGGTGATGATTCTCCGACGGAACACGGTACCGGACTGGAAATTTGCAATGCGGACGGAAAGGTCGTGTACAGTTCCGCGAAAAGGTATCTTAACGTTTTAGGGTGTGGAAGCGAAAAGAGTGAAACGGTGCAAATGGACGGTACAACTATCGCATTTACACTCGGCACGGACCACGTCACGAAAATATACGAAAATCATAAAGTAGGAGCAAAGGGGATTGAATACGATAGATATCCAAGATTTACTGTTGATGAAAATAGTATTTCTGTCGGAATGCTGGAGACACGAACTGTTTATATGCCAGCCGGTGACGACCCACCTTGGGGATGGCACTTAATATTTCATTGTTACTATAATTTTGGCTGGTTAATTGGAAATGTTGTTATTTAAAAAGGAGAGAAATCATGAAAAGAAACTACATTGTAAACGGCAAAGTGTCGTATCCGCAGAACGACGGAGTTTTAACGACGTTCAGCTTTCACAATCCGCAAACTGGAGAAATGCTGACGATACAGACAACGTCACAAGAAGAAACCGATGAATTGAACTACGGAGATACGGTCACGCTGGAGATTAAAAAAGCCGAGGTATCCGAATGAAACCGCAGACATTTCAACATCCGGAAATAAGAGATGAGAATGACAACATCATACAACCTGGAGCTTTCGGGAAAAACACGCCGTTTTGCACGAAGGGGAATGACGGTATTTTAGATTACGTCGCAAATGATCTTGAGTATCTATATAAAAAAAGTGAATCGGCGGATAACGATAATCTCAAAGCAAAGTCATTAGCGGTGACAGGTACGAGTGACCTTAATTTAGTCAACGCTGATACGGTCAAAGCAAAGTCATTAGCGGTGACAGGTACGAGTACAGCACCGACGGCACCGACAGGCGACAGCTCTAAAAGAATTGCAACTACAGAGTTTGTACAAAGTGCAGTATCCGGACTTGTCGGAGCCGCACCGGAAACTCTTGATACGCTTAACGAATTAGCGAAAGCACTCGGTAATGACCCGAACTTCGCAACGACGATAGCTAATCAAATTGGTAAGAAAGCAAATCAATCTGATTTAGAAACCTTGTCGACAAAAGTAGACAAAAAGGCAGATCGGACGGATTTGGAATCCACGGCGTCATTTGTCAATCGGCTGCAACGCAAGAAAGCATATAAAGTCGGCGATATCGTTTATTCTGCAAAAATGCCGTCATGGGCATATCTCGAGTGCACGAAGGCAGGAACCACAGCGGCTACAGAACCAAATTTGTCAACCATATCGGGGGGGTAGAAGTTAATGATGGAAGCGTGAAGTGGACGGTCAAGACGGTAACCGCAAAAGAATATGTTGATGAAAAATTTGATAATTACGGACGGATGGAAACAATTAATGCGACTATAGAACCACAATACATTGAAAATTTATCGTGTGTAAAAATAAAAAACATAGTGCATCTTTTTGTACGAATGAAAGGTGCAAAGGAAGGTCTCATTGAAATTGCATCGGGGCTACCAAAATCATTTATAAATCTTGAATTTTATGCCCCTATAAACAACAGCAACGGTAAAGCTGTACGATTGACAATAAATACAGACGGTAAACTATATCTCAGTTATACGGATGAATATACTACATCGCCAGGACATGAATCTGTTGCGTGTTTAGTATATTTAACAAACGATTGAAAGGAGTAAACAAAATGCAGGAAATCACAGATGGAAGCGCAAAATTCCGAGTAGTAGACAAGAGATTAAAAGCGATGATTGACATACTCTACCCGGTCGGCATAGTAGTAACAACAGCAACCGATGACGCATTAAAACCCGGTGAAGCAGACGGCTTAGCACAATGGGAAGAAATTGCACAAGATAGAATTCTGCAGGGAGCATCGAGCGGAGCTGGCGTAACAATAGAAGCGGGTTTGCCAAATATAACCGGATACATAATAGGGTATGGTGGTAGAACAGGATTTGGAGGGGCAGGCGGAATGGCTTATCTATCTGATGAGCAAGAAAGAATCCCGTCGATGGGAGATATTGTTCCGGGAAATACGTCTTCGTTAAAAGCAGTGCTTGACGCGTCAAAATCAAACAGTATTTACGGAAACTCAAGCACCGTACAGCCGCCGGCGTACAAAGTGCATTTTTGGAAACGTATTAAATAATGAGGCGGTGCACGATGGAAAGAAATGACGGAGAAAAAATAACAATGCAATTTGTAGAACGGATGGCAAAAATGGAAGAGAAACTTGACATGCTCGTTAGAATGCTTCCTGAAATTACTGCATTGCAAATTGCGCAGGCACGATCTGAACAAACCGCGGCATCAGCTCATAACAGAATTGACAACATTTATAAAGTTGCTGGCTTGATTTCAACAATTATTTCTGTAGTTATTGCATTAATCGGAAGGGCGGTGTGATATGTTTAAAAAGCTATGGAACACCGCAATACAATATATGCCAAAAGTAAAAGGGAAAGTTCGAACCTCGATGCAGATCGTTTATGTGTACGGAGCTGGACTTATCATTTTATTCCTGATGGTGATCGCGGCGTGGGTACATGATTTTATACGAACAGGAGTAGCGAATACAACGCTACTCATCAATTTTTTCAAAGAGTTTACGGCACCGGCAGTAGTCGGTGCTTTTACTTTTGTGAGTGTTTTTTGTGTAGACAAAAACCGCGACGGAAGACCGGACGCCGCGGAAAAAGAAATAAAAAAAGAAACAAGAAGGGAAGTGCGTAGAGATGACGATAGAGGAATTTCGGCAGGAACTCAAAAATAAACGGGATTATTTTTATCAATTCCCGTGGCCAGCAACGACTTACGGACACTGGTCGGCAGGGCAGTATTTTACGACGTTTAGAGATTATCATTTTAATGTTGACGGCGACGGCGAAATCATCTACACAAGACCGCTCGACGAAGTGCCGAAAGCGACTTGGCACAGGAACACAGGTAGCATTGCCATCGCTCTATGCTGCTGTTACAATGCACGCCCAAATGCCTTAGGCGACTATCCGCCAACGGAAGCACAGATTGAAACGATGGCGAAGATGTTTGCTGTCATTGCCGAGGTTTTTGACAACCCAATCGATAGGGAACATTTCATGACGCACGGCGAGGCAGCGAATGACGACGGCTACGGACTGTACAGCGGAGAGCCTGACTGTCGCTGGGATTTAGAGCAGCTGTGCGATCAGGATGAAATCGGGACCGGCGGAGATATTCTCCGCGGAAAAGCGCAGTGGTATTTAGAGAACGGGGTGTAAAATGTATGAGAAGAAAAAGATTATCGCTATTGCTTGCGCTGTCATTGCTGTCTGCGCCGTGCTTGTCTATCTCATATTCAGCGGCACCACCGGCGGCGGAAACGGTAACGATGCAAAGGACGCAGTACGAGAAGCTCAAGAGTATAGCACAAAATCAGCAGATGCGGTTAGATCAGCTCGAGATGAAATTAAATCGGCTCGAGATCAACTCGACAGAAGCATCTCAGGAGTTGACCGAGCTGCAGAATCAGCTGACAGAGTGCAAGAAAGAATTGATAGAAACGCAGAAACAATTGCAGAATGCAGAGATCTCATTGCAGACAGCAGAAAAGAACTTGACGAAGCTGCAGATATCTTTAGACAGATTGACCGAGAAAATAGATGAGTTGACACATGACCTGAAGCTTGCGAAACGGCAAAGAAATCTATGGTCATACATAGCAGGCGTTGTGGCAACGGGATGGCTGATAGACAAATTAAGTAATTAACGGGGCGGGAAACCGCCCTCTTTTTTATTGCATGATATAAAGATAATTTATAATAAAACAACTTGAAAATATATTGACTAATCAACTTGATTATATTATACTATAATCAAGAAAGGGCAAGAGTTAAAAACAAGGAGGAAAACAAAATGGAAAACACTTACAAACTCACCGGGAGCGAGAAACAAATTACTTGGGCAACAGACATAATAAACGATGTTATGGACACACTTGACAAAAACATCGAAATCAACAAAGAAAGAAATCAAGAAAAAGACGTGAAGGCATTTGAAATGATAAAGAATAAAATCAATAAAATCATTAACCAGAAAAAAGAAGCAAGTTTTTACATAACAAACAAAAACGCTTTTAACCCGTATACCGTAATTAAAACCGCGGAAGAAGCAAGAAACAGAATGTAAATAGGAGGAAAACAAAATGATTAGAAACATCGGAATCGAAGAAGGCGGAAGAATTTTAACAGATGGAAGCCGGACAATAAAATTTGAAAGAGTAGACCGCGGATATGAAATGTACGAGCTAAGCGGGAACAGATATACCCGCTGCGGAATCGCGAACGCAGACGAAGAAACATCAGATGCGGATTTGTGGGCAATCGCCACAGATGATTTGTACTAAAAAAAGGAGGCATAAGAAATGAAAATTGCAATTACGGACAGAAATAACGAAATCAGGGATCTCAACTACCGGAAAAACGAACTCGATTATACCGAAGACTTGGTAGGATTTGGACCGATGCCGGCGTATAACGATGATGTTGACGCCTATGAAATGACGGAAGATGAGTATAACTGGTGGAAAAATCTCATTGCAATGCAGGAACGTTGCGATGAACTGGAAGAAGAAATCAGTGACCAGGACGCTATTGAAGAAATGAAAGAACAGTGTGGAAATACCGATCTTGAAGACAGCATAAGACAGTATAAGTATCTGCTTGAAGAATATATTGAAAACAAAAAAGGAGAATGAAAAATGGAAGTTACTAAGAAAATAATAAGCAGGTTGCGGGCTGTTGGTTATGAAGAATTGAGAAGAAATTATACAAAAGAAGAGTGGGAGTCCATATTTGCGGGAGGTATAACAGTTGCGTACTTAGTACGGATGAAAGACGACAAAAACAGAGTATACAAAATTTTACAGTATACGACGCAGATGAATACCGCAACAATGGAAGCTTGCGGAATTAATGCGGATGGGAAGATAGACATACTGGGGATAATAAATCGGCAGACCAAAACGTTAACTCCAGTGGAATCATGGGAGGAAAAACTCTAATGACTACAGGAAAAGAAAATACCGGCTGGGGCGGGCGTCGTAAAGGGTCCGGTGCTAAAAGAACACTGCCGGAAGGCGCAAGAACTCGGTCTATTAATATGACCGACGAGGAATACGAAAACGTAAAAAACACTTTAAACGTAATAAGGAGAGAAAAGAAAATGAGTAAATATTTTAAAAATAATATTTTCTTTTACGAAGATCTAAAAGGAGATCTCAATCTGAATATGCGCGGAAGCGAAAATGGCAAAATCACCATCGCGTCTTCAAAGAAGCGCGACATGAGCGAGAAATTTGAACTCATAGATACAAAATTTGCCGACGGATTTAAAGTTTGTGTCAGCGATAAAGAACAAAAAGGCACTCCGTTTGCTACTTTAATTGGGAAGAATTTGTTCGTCTTCAGTGACGACGACCTCAAAGAAATTTACACGGAGGGTATTATCCGTATAAGTGTATATAGAGCTGGGGATAATCAACTATTTATACGAGTTGAAGAACTCGATGCCGGAAATATCTGGATGTGCTTTAAGTATACAGACTGGGACGTTGAAGAAAACAACGGTAGATTTAAAAATTTAAACGATTACATTGATGATTTCATTCAGAATAAAGAAAATGTAAAATCTATAAAAAGGATAGCTAACGATACGATAGAGATCGTCTGGTACGATGCAGAATTTAAGGGTTATATGAGATCAAAACATCAGTTTTGCGTGACGAAAGATCTAATCGGAACGGTCACGCTCGACATGGATGTTGTGAGAAAAAATGATGTGGATAAAGCGTAACATGCAAAAAAGAGCGATAATGATTTCGCTCTTTTTAAATTTCGGGAGTATGTACTCTAAGTTTTTATTGCGAAAACAGAACGTTAGTTCTACAATAAAAATAAGGAGGGATACAATGGAAATCAACAAAATATACTGCGGAGATTGCTTACCAATATTAAAAACATTTGATGATTGTTCAGTGGACGCGGTGATTACAGATCCGCCGTACAGTTCCGGCGGTGCAACAATGGCGGAGCGACAAAAAGATCCAGTAAAAAAATATGAGCAAAGCGGAAATAAAATAATTCATCGACCGACATTCTGGGGTGACACAAAAGATCAGCGAAGTTGGATGCATTGGTGTAATTTATGGATATCCGAATGTCAAAGAATTTTAAAACCGAACGGATACTTCTTGATGTTTACGGACTGGCGGCAGCTTCCTGCAGCAACTGATGT